ATGCATATTATGCATATATATCATGTGGGTTTTGCATGCGGCGTCGTCGCATACGATGTATTTTATCATTTGGGCTATTTACATATCATATGTATTTAATGTTCCTAATTTAACATATTATATTTAGTGTGCGGCGTAAAGCATCTTAAATGATGTGCGGGTTCAGCTAGGGCTTCCTGTTATGCGACGTTAATATGTTCTAGCCAATGTAAGGGATTAAGCGCCTTACGATTAAAACGCTTAACTTTTAAATTGTAATGTTCATTTATATATAACATTTACCAAATTACACATATGTCAGATACTCCAAATATGGAAGCTATGGAAGCTCTACGTCAACAATATCCTGATGCTGTTATCAAATCTAAAGCGGATGTTGCTAAAGAGCCACGTCCACGTGTTGAAACTCTAACTTTAAAGAAGAGTCAAGGTATTAATCAGGTAAGCAACGTTCGTACAATTCGTATTAACGATGACAAATACCCTGTTGATGATAAAGGCTTATCTAAAATGATTTTCACAATTGGTGTTACTGTTAACTCATCAATGGATGATCATGACGATGAGTTAGAAAAGATCCAAAAGGCTGTGACTGAATTTGTTAAACATATACATGATCATATCGATTAATTTATTTAATTAAACATGGATTACTAATGTACAAATATCTTAGGATTATTTTGTGGGTTGCAGAGTACATTATTCAAGCTAATGAATAAATGGAGACGGATCCGCAGAGGTATCCGCCACATTTACTATTGGTTACGTTATAGGTACCCATGGTGAGTGAATTAGTATGTAGAGAGATAATGAAAGCTATTTTTAGCATAATTATTAGACGTTTATTGCGATTTTGCATTATATGTTTTCTACCTATTTAATTAATAAGTGACGGGCGCACGCGTTGTGTAGTGTGGCGTGTGCGGCTATACAATTTAATGTTGGTACCCTATGCGGTACCCGTTAAATTATCAACATATAAAATGGTTAAATCTAAATCTCGTAAACTTTTTGTCCCTCCTATGAATAAGAACCTACCTGCTGTGTATCATAATCCTACTGTAAAGTATGATCCTAGCCATGCGCATTATAACGCTACTAGGAATGAAATTAGCCGTTATGCTGAGCAAATTAAGATTAATAATCCTAAAGTTGCTAACAAACTTTTAGCTTCAGGTACATTGCGCGCTTTTGCTGCTGAGCAATTAGCTACGTATGGTCCTGCGATATTACAGTGGGGTGCTAATAAAGCTGGTGATTTTATCGCTGGCGCATTTAACAATAGCGGGACACCGTTAATTGGAAATCCTGTTAGACGCACTCCCGGTGGTGGGGCAAATGTGACAGTGTCAAAAGTGTTTGATGGTAAAGCTAATCCTGTATCTAATACTAGTTATGCTTTATCTCCAGCTCCTAATCCAAAACCTATCTCTCTTAATTCAGCTATCAAACCTAATACGTTTGTTAATGATTATATGCCTGCAATGGAAAATAAATGTTCACCACTACATTTTACTAATGTGGTAGTCCAAATACCTACTCTTGCAGCCAATCCTTTATCTGGTTATTTTACGAATACTATTGTATTTGATATTCAAACTAGAGCTCAGGAAGCGGTAGGTTTTGGTATTGATATTGTCAATACTTTATCTTCCGCTAATTTAGTCACTGCATTTAACGCCTTGTTAAATGCTTTAGGCTATTATTATTATTATTCTTCTATATTAACATATGAAAGTGATTCTAGTAATAATAATAGTGGTATGATATTTTGTCGCCAGAAAATTGATGCATCTACTTTATCTGATTATTATCAGTTAAAGCGTCGTTTAGAAGACACTCCGTGTCCTCCAAGGTTATTACAGTTTATGCGATACATTAATAGTAACTTTTTGTCTAGTAATACACAAGGGGCTCCTATTATTAAGATTGCACCGCATAGTAATTGCTATTACACTACCCAATCTCCTAGTGCATTATCTAATGCTCTAGATTCTTTAAATACGGCTACTAATACGGCAGTATTTGCTTTATTACGCAAATGTATTCCTAGTTGGAGAATTGGAAAGTTATATGATGTACCAGTTACACCAGTTTTTGATAAGAACTTTTTAACGATTTGGGCAAATTTGCCTAGTTGTACTATGCCTGTTGCTACTCCAGTATTTGGTAACACAGTTACCAATTCTACGACTTCTGCGCCTTATAATTGTTATAATAACAATTTAGACGGTGTAGCTTTCGCTTGTGCTGGTGTTTATGATACAGTTATGGGTGGGTCTTACCCTGGCATTGTTGCAGTAGGCGCTGTTAATGGCACCTACAGGGATAACCGTCAATCTTTCTACCAAGTTGCTTCAGGTACTCCTCAATTTTATCCGGTTAAAGATACTACTTTCCTTGCTCTTTGTAGACAGGAAACTGTACCTCTTATTGGCGGCACTTATTATACACCACATTTATTTGGTACTGATAAATGTCAAAATGTTACTGGCGCAGCGTTATTACAATCAGGGCAAGAAACTCTTGCTTACTTATTTAATACCGATGCTTTAAAAGGGAAGAAATCTAAAACTTCTATGTAGAATTTTATGTTGTACAATCAACAATGATATCTTTTATCGTTGTAAACAGCCGTTATTCATCACGGCTGGAACTATATATATACATATTTATGTTCAAATTATTAGTGAAGCTAGCCCAGGCGTTAAAGAAATTTGTTTTCCTAAAGCGTTTGTGCATTTCCGACAAAGCCTTGCAGCGTGTCGCTATTCAACTTAGTGTTATGTTAAAAGGTTGCGAAGAAAAGTGCCCAACGCCTCTAGCTCAAACTGCGGGTACCATTGAAATATTATTTGAATGGATACAGATCTTCGAATCGCAGAGAGATAAGATGAATGCACCACTACTTGAATTGGAGCGTGCTAATCGCGCAAAATTTGGCCCAAGGTCACAGTCTGTACCATGGTCGCAACGTAAAGATGGCTTGCGCCTTTCATATGACAGCCAAGATCCGAAACATATAGCCAAATTTAATTACGAACCAGGTGATAATGGTTTAGTTCCTATAAGCATTCAAGATGCTGTTAATGAACTTAAACTTAAAACAGCTGCTAGTTTACCTTTTATGCAAAAGAAAGGTAAGGTTATAAAAGAGGTTTTAGCTAATTTTGATTCTTTATTAAAGCGTAAGGATCCATGTTGTTTGTATACACGAACAACTGAGATGAAAAAGACACGTAACGTATGGGGTTATCCAATTGCGGATACCATATTCGAAATGATGTTTTACATTCCATTATTGAACTTTCAAAAGCAACAATGGAACCGTGCGGCCCTAGTATCACCTGATGTTACAGCACAACGTATCACTCAGTTGATATTATACGCCATGTCTCATGACATGGTGTTATATTCTGTTGATTTTGCGGCATTCGATGCTAGCATCAAATATCAGTATATCATTAAAGCGTTTGATTATATCAAAAGCTTATTCGCTAGCGACTTTGCATCCTATCTAGCCTATGTGTGTGAACGGATGTATACGATTGGGATTGTTACACCAAGTGGTATCTATGTTGGAAAGCATGGTGTTCCATCTGGTTCGACTTTCACCAACGAAGTTGATTCCATAGTGCAATTTGGTATTGCCTCACTTTGTGATTTCATTAATGCGAAAATGTGTCAAATACAAGGTGATGACGGTGTTTATGTTATGTCTAAGGAAAATATTGAAGAATTCGAAGCAGCATTTAAATATGCAGGTTTGAAATTAGAGAAGTCTAAGAGTATTATTGCTAAGGATCACGTTATTTTCTGTCAAAATCTTTATCATATTGATTATATGAACGATCAAGGCTATATAGGTGGGATTTATCCAACCTTTAGAGCTTTAAATCGCATATTATTTCAAGAAAGATTTATAGATTTTAAGAAAGACGGTATCGATGGTAGTAACTATTTTAGCATAAGATGTATTACAATCTTGGAAAATTGTAAGCATCATCCTTTGCATGAAGAATTAGTACGTTTTGTGCTAAGCAAGGAAAAATATAGGCTGGATATTAGCGATGATCAGTTAACAAAGTATTGTTCTATGTTACACAGAGACAAAGCTACCGTAACCAACTTAAACCATCAGTATGGTACTCAAGTTGAGGGTATCAAAGGGTTTAAAACGTATGAATTAATACGTAAAATTCAAGCTGAAGAAGAGTTGGTTATTACCGACCCGTGCGACCATTCTAGTCAGGATAGCGTGCGTGAGTGCAGTATCAGTGCCAAATAGAATAAGTTTAGATATTTTATAATATGGATAATTTAACACTATAGGTGTTGCTGCTGTGGGCACGGACATACTCCTGCCTTTGATGGCGTTATGATCCACAGCACCATTGCCTACAAATAGCCGTAATACAGCTAAGTTGTATAGTCGTACACGTTATATCGC